CACCCGACGACCGATATTGCTCACAGTGATCGGAGGCGTAGAGCTGGCCCCATCAGAACCCTGTGAGCTGAAAGAGAATGAACTGGGTGTAAGGACGTTGTTCTGATCACCCTTAATCTGGAACTGCCCGCCGGAAGTCAGCGCCACCAGCGAACCCACGTCTATCAGGTGCCGGATCTCATTCACCTGACGCCCTGCGTAGGTATACGTTATGCGATCATCATCAGCAATCGGTGAGCTTTTCCCGAAGTCTTTATAGTCACCCGAACGGCTGGCCCAGATGGTTTGCGGGTAAGCAATTGAAGCGGCAAAGAACAGCCGCTGCTGATAATAGACAACTGTTCCCGGATAACCGTTGACGCTGTTCCAGGCATAGCGCGCCCATTTATAGGAAGCCTTGCCGCTACCAACAACATTAGAAGGGATGCGCGATATCACGGAAGCTGTCGCAGCCAGGCCATCAGCCGTGACGCTGACGATCCTGCACAAACCATTTCCTGAATGCAGATACTCCCACTGCACACCGGTATCATCAGTACCGGAACCGCCCCAGCCATCCCACGCCATTCCTTCTGTATGAGAAGGCCTGAGCGTGCCGGTTTTGCCAGCTGTGTTCGCCCTGTAATAATTACTGTCCGCACGCCTGATCAGACCCACGGTTACAGATTTGCTGGTTTCCCATACTGAGACAGAATCAGTGGACGGCTGCTCCAGGTAGAAAAGCTTACCGGTCTGCTCTGCGGTGAAAATAGGCGCGCTTGCTGTCAGGGTGACAGTGCCAGTTTCAGCGCTGGCATATACCTTTTTCGCCTGGTCTACGTTGATGTCTTCAAATGGCCCGTTATTGGTGACTACTTCCACCAGTGCCCAGTTATTGTGGGCATAACGCTGCAGTTCACGCGGTGCGTAATTTTTGTGGCAGATAGTCATCACATCAGCTGACTGCGTGAACTTCAGTTCAAACAGGTCAGCTTCAGTGTACGGCGTGGCAATCTCATAAACGGTGTTGCTTCCGGTCAGTACCTGCCCACCATCTTTGAAAACGCGCATGTAGAGGTGGCCAAATTCCAGTGCATAGGTCTGCACCGTGGAAAACTGGAACGGGATCAGGCGGCATTTTCGGTCTGTATATTTGGCTTCAGCGATAAAGCGTGTGCCTGGCCTGTTCTCAATACCGCCATACTGACGGACGATGAAATTACGGCAGCGGCGAAGCGCTACCGCATACTTTGCCAGGTCAACCCGGCCATATACGTTTGGTGAAATCTCACCGCCGGCAAAAGACGGCTGAATCAGACTATTTGGCATCAGCTCAACCTCGCGCTGGTAAATTCGCTCAGCGGCTCTACAGGTTCCTGACTTTCATTCATGGAATGAGAGCCAGCACTGCGGATGATCTGTGCGTACATGGTCAGGCAGTTCTGAACGAGGTTAGGCGCAGAAGCCATAGGCATGCCAATTTCACTGGCAAGCTTCCATGACAGCGCGCTGCGGAACAGAGGGTCAAACATGTTGGGATCAGTAATGTCGCTGACATAACGTAGCCAGGCATCTTCCTGGTCGGTATAGATGAGCCGCCCTGTTCCATCATTGTCAGAGCCAACCTGATATTCAATCCGGCAGCGTTCTGGCGGGTTACGCATGCCTGGCACCAGGATATCAACGATACGCTGGCAGTCAGTCGGATAGCGGTAAGCATACTGCCAGTCATTTGGCGCGCTGCCGGTATCAGCCAGCGCGACACGTTTGATAGCAAAGTTCCAGTCGAAGTCTGCAAGCACCTCAAGGCGGGCAGACTCATAGTGCAGGTCACATAACCCGGCCTCTTTGCTCTTTTCGCTGAGACTGTTGATCGTCCGGCTATTGCCGAGGCGGCTCAGCGCGATGTTGCAGATTTCGATAACGGAAGCCATCAGTCATCCTCCGATCCGTAAAGGGTGTCCGCTGCTGTTTTTGGTGGAGTGACATCGGATGACTCCATGCCAAAATCAGTGATCTGCAGGTCGATATGGCTGTGTGATTCACCGCCTTCCGACTCTCGGGTGCTGACGCCGACGATTTTTGCCATGCCACCAATAGCCATCATGTCACCAACTTTTGGCAGTTCGGCACCCAGCTTTTTGAGCGCATCGCCATTCAGCGAGATACGCAGCCCCCACGGGTATTCGTCGCGGGTTTCAACGGCGCCGTTCTCACCTTCAACAGACTCGGTACCGGTTTTCATATTGACGACTTTCATTTATCGCTCCTGAAAAAAAGGGGCCAACCGGCCCCTTGTTCATCGCCGGTCAGAGACCGAGTTCTTTGCGCTTCTCTGCGATCTTCTCGCGGAGCGTGTCCGCCTTCATCGCCGGGTGGGCTTTTTTCTGGAAGAGCTGTTCGTACTGCTGCTGAAGCTCTGCCAGATTTTCATCACCTTCACTGTTTCCGCCATTGCCGCCTTCAGGGCCGGGCTGATTGCTATTTCCGCCAGCGGCTGGTGGGTTACCGGTGCCGTTAGGAATGGTGGTTGTAGCAGCTTCACCTTTGCGCTCTGCCTTCGCTTTCGCTGCTTTCGCTGCGTCATTGATTGGCTCCAGAGCGCTGCCAGGCTTGCCGTCATACTCGACTTCTGAACCTTCTGGCCACAGCTGGTTATGGATGTGGGAGAGGCGCAGAACGCGGTACTTTGCTTTTTCATCTGACATTTACGCGCCCCTTAACCAGTGATGCGTGAGCGGATCGGATACGGTGCGTTGTTATCCACATCCAGATTGATGCCAGCAGTAAACGCGCCAGCGGTGAGCGGGCCGGTGCCAACAACGTAGTTAAAGCGCAGATATCGCTGTACGCCCTGCGGTACCTTCTGTGACCAGACGCGCTTGCCAGATGTCAGGGCGCTCAGAGCCAGATCGCTGGTTGATGCCAGCGTGGTCCATGCGCTGTTGTCGGGGCTGGTCTGCAACTGGATGTTTACCGTTGCAGCGCCAGCGGCGGCTGCTGTGGTATTCACGTTCACGAACAGTTCCAGCGGATAGCCCACGCCGATATCACGGCGGGTGCCGTCGATCGGCCCGAGGTCAATCACATCAGTTGAAGCAGCAGACGCAGTAACCGCCTGCGCTTCGGAGAACATCAACAGTTTGTCGAGGATCATAATTCTCTCTCCATTTAGCGGGGCGTCATTGCCCCGCTGAGTTGGTCAGGGGGTTAAACGACGCGCGCTTCTGTTTCGAGAATCGCATCAACTTCGCGGATCGGAATGCCGCGGAATGATGTCCACCAGTCGCCTTCAGTCTCTTTTACAGTCAGAGCCAGAGAAGCCTTATCCAGAGACTGCAGATCAAGCGCTTGGCCAAGGGTCCGATTCATGTAGAACACCGGCTTACCCATGCCGCGGTTAGGGACGCGATGCAGCGCTTTGATCATCAGGGTGACGATGTTGGCGGCAGAGCCAGGCACCGACAGATCGCTGACATCGATATTCGCGATGCGAACTACATAGCGCCAGTCACGCAGGGTCAGGCCGTTATCCCACTTATAGTGAGAGCGGTACCCCTGGTATTTGCCGCCGTTGGCGTCCTGAAGCGTTTGCTCGCCAAGATCCTGGTGCTGCAGGCCTGCTTTCTGGCCTTTGGGGAAGATGCCGTGAACGGTATTTTCACCCCAGACCACCAGCCAGATAGAGGTGTTGTCAGTACCAGTACCGCCAGCATCAATGATGTTCTGCCCGTTGCCAGCGGTTTTGCTGGAATAGCGAGAAGACAGGCCCATGAACTGCTGAGGGTTGACGCTGGTGTCGCCGTAAAACAGCGTCTGCGCCATCTGCTGATTCATCGCTTCAATAAACGCGCGGTCTTCAGAAAGGCGGAATTCAGACGTGTTACCGTTCAGGTCAGCCAGAGATTTATCCACCTCTGCATAAGCTTCCAGCATGCCGGCAGAGTCGGTGATCTGCACGGTGGTGGATTTGCTCGGCTGCACACCGTAGTTGAGCAAACGCCAGGTCGCCGTAGGTAAACCTGAGCGCACGGTAGTGCGGTGTCCGGTTGGAAGGTTGCCTTCAACAAACGGCATGTCTTCCAGAATCGGGTTAGTCTGGCCGAGAAGCTCAATGATTTTGTCGATCTTCCCGTTTGGATCTACGCGCTTACCCCAGTCAGCCAGCGTCAGCGCAGTTAAGCCTTTAACAGCCATAATTTATTTCCTCAGTTTTTGCCATACAGAACATCGGCCGCCGAACGCTGGCCTTTCTCATTTGACGTGACCAGGCTGTCTTCAGACATGGCCGCGCCCACTTTTACAAACACGCGAATCAGTTCGGGATGGTTGCCCATACCGGTTGTTTCCAGGAACTCACGCAGCTGCGGCGTGGCGAATTTATCCATCGCCTGCTTTGCCCGCGTCAGGTTCCCATCAAATTTGTCGCCGCCGATCTCCGCATCTTCTTTCGCGGAGGTTCCCCAGTCGGCCACCTGCTTCTGCCAGGTATCAGCCTGCTGCTTCATCAGTTGTGGCATCACCTTGCTGCCGTAAAGGTCCACCAGCTTCTGCGCTTGCTCCTGCGACAGATTCAGTTCACGGGCAATGGGCTCA